TTAATTATTCCAAATTGGTCCGTATTTATCTTAATATTTTCACCAAAATAATCAATTGTTATTAATTTACCTATTATACTTTCTGTTAATGTTAAAGTGTGTTTATATAATAAATCATTTCCATTTCTGCTAAAATGCGAATGCTGTTGTAATTTAAATTCAAATATTAAATTTCCTGCCTTATGTGTTGATATTTGCGGTTGTTCCCCTAATCCCTCAAATATTGTATGATTACAATCAAATCCTTTCGGCATATTTAAATAAGCATTATGTTCTACATCAAACATTCCTGAACCCTTACAATCTCCACAATCCCTATTATTTTTATTAATAATCTTTGAACCATTGCATTTAGGACAATTAGTTTGCATTATTTGAGTCATTGGACCTATTTGTATTATCTGTTGTTTAACACCTGTACCATTACATATATTACAAGTTGTAAAACACTTCTTACAATATTTTTTAACATTTATTTTAATTGTTTTTACTATTCCATTATAAATATCATCCAATGTTATATTATATTGTTTAACTATATTATTACATTGTGGTTGAAAATTATCATCAAACCCAAAACCGCCAAATGGATTTGAACCACCTCTTCTTGACCCGAATAAATGTTGGAATAATTCATCCATATCTGGTGCTTGATGTTGTTGCCCTCCTCCGCCATTATTATCATTATTAAAATTTTCATCACCAGTCATATCATATCTATTTCTAGAATCTTGATTAGATAATACCGAATATGCATTTGATATTTCTTGAAATTTCTTTTCTGCTTCCGCATTACCTTTATTTTTATCCGGATGATATTGTATTGCTAATTTTTTATAAGCTTTTTTAATATCATCTTGTGTAGCATTTTTATTTACTTCTAAAATATCATAGAATTTATAAGTCATATTTTATATAATATTTATTATATTCATTATATTTATATATATAATGAATTTACGAGATTATAGATTTTATGGATTGGCAATTGCTGATTATGTTGCGACTTTTGTTGTTGTATTAATATTACATTCCTATATGTGGTTTTATGCTAAAATTAATCCTAAAATAAAAGCTCAACGAACATATTTACAATATTTTATATCATTCATTTATATTTTTATTGCTACATTAGGAATTGCAACAATATTACATTATTTTTTCGGGATTAAATCAGTATTTTCGCGATATTTAGGTTTTAATGAATAATAATATTTATTTGAATTGATGAAATGCTAAAAATATAAAAATATGATAAAATGATTTATAATAAGATTTAATTCTAATGTCTTCTTATAGACTTAAAGGGTGTCCTATTGATATTATCAATAAATTATGCCATCATATTCAAAAATATTCATTAGTTTATGGAGAAGATGAATATAAAGGTATTATTAATTATGAAGTTCTATCTCTTTCTAGAAGAATTATTACAACATTTTCAATTAAAGATTGTTTATCTATAATTCTTTCAAATGGTGATTTATTTGATGCAATCAAAAGATCGGAAGGAGTTGAATTAAATATGAATGATAAATTGATATATCATAGACAATTGGCACTGCCATATATTGAAAATATAGTTGAAAGTAAAATAAATACTAAATTGAATATTATGAAAATGCATAAATCTCAGCAAAAGAAGAAAAAATAAGTTTTACTATTTTTTTATTTTGATTTGATGTATAAGTAAATATATAAAAAGTTGATAATAATCCTTATATAAATTTAATCATAAGATTTACTTCTTAATAATGGCATCAATTAGACTTAAGGGATGTCCTTGTGAGAATATTGAAAGAACTGCTCGTATGTTTCTATATGCTGGCGATGCTTATTTTAATATTTATATTGAAAGTGAAAGTCGCCGCATATCAAAATCTGTCGCGGATACATATTCAATTAAAGATTGTTTATCTTTAATTCTTTCAAATGGTGATTTACTTGATGCAGTCAAAAGATCGGAAGGTGTTGAATTAGATATGAATGATAAATTGATATATCATAGACAATTGGCACTTCCATATATTGAAAATATAGTAAAAAATAAGATAATTACTAAATTGACTATGATGAAAACGCGTAAATCTTAAGCGGAAAGAATAGAAAAAACAAAATAGTATTTTTTGTTTTTATTATCAAATTTATTTTTTTTGATTTGATGTGTAAGTAAAAATATAAAAATTTGATATTGATTTTATATTAATTTAATCATAAGATTTACTTCTTAAGGACTATAATGTCATCATCCAGACTTAAGGGTTGTCCTGCTGAGAATATTAATAGAATTGTTCGCAATTTGGTATGTTATAATGAAATATATCGTGATAAATTACTTGAATTTGAAAGTATTCGTTTATCAAATACTATTGTTAATACATATACTATTAAAGATTGTATCTCCATAATTATTTCAACTGGTGATTTATTTGATGCAATCAAAAAATCAGAAGGTATTGAATTAGATATGAATGATAAATTGATATATCATAGGCAATTGGCGATTCCATTTGTTAAAGACTGGATTGAAAATAAAATCAATGAGAAACTCTTTCTATTGAAGACAAAGAAAGATAATGAGGAAAGAATCTGCAGTATCTGTTTTGAAGAAATTACAAATACTACAATTACTGTCACCAAATGTAAGCATGCATTTCATAAATGCTGCCTTAGCAAATGGGCGAAAAATACTTGCCCTATGTGTCGCAGTAATATTTCCAGATAAAAATCTTATAAAAATGACATTAAGTTTATTTTTGTCATTTTGTTATTTTTATATAAAAAATTATATAGAGTTTTAATATAAGTAGTTTTATATATTAATGGGTAATAGTAATTCATCACGACAATATACTTATCAACAATATTATAAAGCAGTTATTAAAAAAAATGCCAATTTTGATTTTTCCAAAATTAATTTATCATTATTAGACCCGTATGAAGTATTAGAAATACCAAAAAAATTTAATTGGGAAGAATTGAAAGTAGCATATAGAAAAACAGCATTATTAACTCATCCCGATAAAGAAGGTGGAAATAGAATTATATTTAATTTTGTCACAGAATGTTTTAAATCATTGGCAGAAGAATATAAAGCTCGTGATTCAAATAAATCATTTATTGAATTAAAAAAACAAGCAAAAGATTATTATGATACTGAAACTACTTTTGATGATGATAAAAAAGATACTATTCCTATAACAGGAACAAATTTTAATGAAAAATTTAATAAAAAATTTGAAATGTGTAAAATGGATAATGAAGAAGAAGATTTTGGATATGGCGATATAATGACTGATAGTTCTAATGATAGAGATGATTTGCCAGACCCAAAAAACTTATTTGAAACGCAAAAATTTGACAATAGTTCATTTAATAAAATATTTATTAAACATACAATACCACCACCGCCTTCTCAAATGATTAAATATAAAGACCCTGAACCATTAGTTTTAGCGAAAACAATGAATTATACAGAAATTGGCGGAAAAAGACCAGATGATTATAGTAGTAGTGTTGAAAAAAGTAGTAAAAATAATTTGATATATACTGATTATAAAATAGCATATACTAATACAAGATTAGTTGATGATAATGCATTTTCAATTAAGAATTTTAAAAATGTAGAAGAATATGAAGCACATCGTAATTCTAAATTTAAAAAAGGTCTTACAGAAAAAGAAAAAAAATATTTTGAATTAAAAAAATTAAAAGAAGAAAAAGAAGAATATGAAAGACAAGAAAGAATAAAACAAAATGATCTCAAAATTAAAATTAATAATGAAAAAGCATCCCGTTTATATTTAAATTAATATTCATCATCTAAATAATAATCTAACTCATAATCATCCTTATAAATCTTATCAGTCATTTTACCCATTTTGCCAGTCTTTTTAAGATTGACATCTTTCTTTTTATCATCATTATTTGTTTTTAATGACTTAGTTTTATTATTAGTAAAACGACCTGATTTATATTTGCGATACATTTGATGAAAAGATATGTTAAATCAAACAATCAATTTTTTTTAATAATACTCATAATCACTATCATAATTATCTACATCACTATTTGATGATTTACTTATTTTTAAATATAATTTACCACTATTTCTATTTTCATTACTAGAAGTACTAGAAAAACTTGAACTACTAGACCTGCGACAAGTATCATTATTATAAGTATTATAGGAATTATTTGTATTATTATTATCAGTATTATAATCATAATTTATATATGTTAATACTGGACTAATTGAAATTGTTTTTTTTTTATTTATCATATCTTTAATAAATAATAAAGACAAAAAATTAATTTTGTCTTTTTTTCCATCAATCGGTCAAAGTGAATCAACTATTTTTGGATAGATATGAATAAATATCGTAATGAATGCCAACTGACTATATATATACTCCATCGTTGTATAATGCAATAATCCTATTACATTATTATATACAATAATTGCTGTATCAATACTTCCGTAATATTGAAGTATGATTTCTTTATTTAAATGATATGTATTCGTAGAAACATATTCATTTATTGTTGAGTCAAGCAAATCAGTAATATCATTATAGTCATCAGTCTTTCCAGAATATTCAAGAGAAAATTCTTTTACAAATAATTTCTCATTCCATTTATAACTATTCACATTATCGCGAATGATTGGAAACAATCTAACAAACATTGAAATAAATGCTAATCTTTCATAAAATAACGCCTTGCTTGAATTTATATCATCGTCGGGAAAATATTTTTTATGAAGTGATATAGCATCAAATATATCGCCGCAATAATCAATAATTATTTGTTTATTTTCTTCAATTGAATTTGAAGAAACAACATTATCAATCGTCGCGTCTAATAAATCAGTCATATCGTCATAACATTCCCGGTATGAAATATACTCAGTCAAAAAGTCATTCACAAAAATTTCAAGCTTCATCTTTCGGTAGTTTTTTATAAATGTTATAAAATCATTTTTTATATTATTTTTTTAATAATAATACAAAAACTATTATTAAAAAAGTACAAAAACAATTACTTATTTTTGCATTTCTTCACATCCTTAACACAGAACAACACCTACACAAGGAACATATTAACAATGGCACATATAAAACATATGACATTTATAATAATGTTAATTGCGTCTAATGACACAAGGGCAACAAGCAGCATAAAGCAGCAATATAAACCACACAGTACCATAAAAGCGGTTTCCAATGTTCCTGTAAAATACAGGAGGACGAGAAGATAGACAAATCTAACTGACATCAAGAGTTGGGGATTCATTTGGAAATTCATCAATTAATCATTTTTAAAATTATTTCATTTTTTACCTATTTACTAGAAAATTAAAACAAATTTATTTTTTTTAATAATAATACAAAAAACTATTATAAAAAAGTACAAAAACAATTACTTATTTTTGCATTTCTTCACATCCTTTTAACACAGAACAACACCTACACAAGGAACATATTAACAACGGCACATATAAAACATATGACATTTATAATAATGTTAATTGCGTGTAATGACACGAGGGCAACAAGCAGCATAAAGTAGCAATATAAACAATACAGTACCATAAAAGCGGTTTCCAATGTTCCTGTAAAATACAGGAGGACGAGAAGATAGACAAGTCTAACTGACATCAAGAGTTGGGGATTCATTTGGAAATTCATCAATTAATCATTTTTAAAATTATTTCATTTTTTACCCATTTACTAGAAAATTAAAACAAATTTATTTTTTTTAATAATAATACAAAAACTATTATAAAAAAAGTACAAAAACAATTACTTATTTTTGCATTTCTTCACATCCTAACACAGAACAACACCTACACAAGGAACATATTAACAACGGCACATATAAAACATATGACATTTATAATAATGTTAATTGCGTGTAATGACACAAGGGCAACAAGCAGCATAAAGCAGCAATATAAACCACACAGTACCATAAAAGCGGTTTCCAATGTTCCTGTAAAATACAGGAGGACGAGAAGATAGACAAGTCTAACTGACATCAAGAGTTGGGGATTCATTTGGAAATTCATCAATTAATCACTTTTAAAATTATTTCATTTTTTACCTATTTACTAGAAAATTAAAACAAATTTATTTTTTTCATATTAAATTCGTAAATGTTGTAATAAATTCAATAATAATAATTGTAGATAATAATATAAATAAATAGAAAATAGTTGTCATTATTATAATAGCAAATATTCCCAAATTTCTAAATATAAATAAAGAAAGTGATAAATAATTTAATAATATTATTAAAAATATTATGCACATAAAATATTCAAACATAAATGGATATAAAGGTTTGATTTAAATCTTTAAGTCAATTTTTTTTAAAAGATAAAAAAAATATTTATTATATAAATTTTACAATATATCCTATAATTTCAATTATAAGTATTATGAATAATTTTAGAAATACATAACATAATATAGTAATAATCATAATTGAACCACACGCTAATTGATTAAATATATATGATAATGTAGAATTTATAAATAATATGAATGATAATATAAATAATATTATTGTTAATACTCCAGTAATGACATTAAACATAGTTTTTTGGATATAAAGATTTAATTTAAATTCTTAAATCATTTTTTATTTAAAAAGTAAAAACTCCACGCTAAATAATTAGCAAATATTAACCATAATAAGTAAGGTATTAATAAATATACTGATATATACTTTTTATAATTATAAAATAATATCATAACTATTATTAATGTTATTAATGTAAGAAGAACTATAAATGCCGATTCAAATAATCGTTTATATACAAATATCATTGGTGTATAACTAAAATTTAAATATAAATGTATAATTGGTATTATCCAATATCCAATTGGTTTGTCTTTTAATGCTAAATAATATGATACACCTATTAATATATATAATATAAACCAAGCAATAGAGAAAACATAAGCAGGTGGATTTAATAAAGGTCGTTTTAATGTTTTAAACCAATTATCAGGTCTCGTAAAAAATCCTATCGCAAATCCAATAATTAATGGTAATATTATAATTAAAAAACTTAAATTCATTTTAATATTATATAATTTAATAATAACTATGAAAAAAGATAATTATAATTTTGAATCTGATTTTTATTATTTAGAGTATCCTTTACCAAGAACATCTACTCTAGGAACTATTTATCGTCATTATTTAAATGATTATATTGAATTTATACATGGATGTGCAGAGCAACAACCAGAGAGATTGGAAGATGAAAAAAAACGATATGAAATAATAACTGCTTTAGAATACTTAAAAAAATTAATGCCAAATAGTGATGATATGGTATTAAAATCTGGAAATGAATATTTAAATGTATATGATTTTTCTAATAATAGTTATAATAATTATTATAAAAA